GAAAATAAATAAAAGGGACTCGAAAGAGTCCTTTTTTTATTGGAAAGAGGTAACATGGAACCTAAAATGCTAAGAGAAATCGCTAATGATGCTATAACACCGAAGAAAAGAGACGTAAAGATACAAAATGACCTCTATGAGAAGAAAAACGACGGTGATTTCTATGAAGGACTCGACTTTGATGATGAATTCTATGGTGGTGCTGAATTATAATACTAATTTCGTTGATAAATAAAGTTATATTTACTACGTATATAATTAAATAGATGCCTTTAGAGCGAGTTAGTCAAGGTTTTAAAGACCTTAGTATGACATTTCAGGCAAATCCCCTGAATAATGACCTTATTGGTCTTAAAAATGAGAATGCCATTGCTCGTTCAGTGCGAAATATCGTCATGACTATACCTGGAGAGAAACCTTTTAACGAAAATTTCGGTTCTAAGGTAAGTGGGCTTCTATTTGAGAACGTAGATAACATAACTGCTGCTGTAATTGCAGATGAAATAGAAGAATCTATAAAAAATTATGAACCTAGAGTGTCTTTAAAGAATGTAGAGGTATTTCCTGACTTTGATAACAACTCTTTTGATGCTGTTGTGACGTATAACATCATAGGGGCAGACACACCACCGCAGGAATTACAGTTCGCCTTGTTACCAACGAGATAAAATGCCATTAGTCAATTTTTCTAATCTGGATTTTGCCCAGATTAAGACAACTCTTAAGGAGTATCTTAAAGCAAACTCGAATTTTACAGATTATGACTTCGAGGGATCTAACCTGTCCTCAATTATTGACGTATTGGCATATAATACCTACATAACCTCTTATAATGCTAACATGATAACCAATGAGGTTTTCATTGATAGTGCTACTTTAAGGGAAAATGTAGTCTCATTGGCAAGAAATATAGGATATGTACCAAGATCAAGGAAAGCAGCAACAGCATCAGTCAGTTTTTTCGTAGATTGTTCGGGTGTAATACCAACTCCTGCTACTTTAACACTTAAAAAAGGTCCAATTGCATCAAGTGAGGGTGCTTTTGGCGGTCAATCGTTTATTTTTTCAATTTTAGAGGATATTACAGTCCCAGTTAATGATGGAATTGCATATTTTGACGATATTATCATTTCTGAAGGAACTTTATTGACTTCAAACTTCACATATTCTGGAAGAAACCCAAATCAGAAGTTTATTTTACCAAATAGTGGAATTGATACTGCATTATTGTCTGTTACAGTAAAAGGAAATGAACAATCTACCACTTCTACAAAATATACGACTCAAGATAGTCTTTTAGACATAAAATCTGACTCAAAAGTCTATTATTTACAAGAAATTGAAAATGAAAGGTATGAAATCTTCTTTGGAGACGGAATTTTTGGTAAAAAACTAGAAGAAGGCAATTTTATTACTATAAATTACATCACTTGTAATGGAGACAGTGCAAATGGCGTAAATCAGTTCCAATTTTCTGGAAAATTAACTTATACACGTAATTCTATTGAATATACAGTTACAACTGGCATATCTTTGCTTACAACAGGGGTAACTGCTCAAGGTGGAGAGGTAATTGAGAGTGTAGACTCGGTTAAAAAGTTTGCACCACGAATTTATGCGTCTCAAAACCGTGCTTTAACCGCAAATGACTACGAAACGCTAATTCCATCGAAAATTTATCCTGAAACAGAGTCAATTTCCGTTTTTGGAGGTGAAGAATTGGTTCCTCCTCAGTACGGAAAGGTCTTTATCAGTATAAAACCAAGAACTGGTGACTTTTTACCCAATTTGATCAAAGAAAACATCAAAATGAGGTTGAAAAAGTATGCAGTTGCAGGAATTGTCCCAGAAATTCTTGATTTGAAGTATCTTTATATTGAAGTTGACTCAAAAATTTATTATAACAGTAATATGGCTCCAAGTGCAGAGTTTGTTTCGACATTAGTGCAAGAAAATACAACAAAATACTCTGAATCTACTGAATTAAACCGTTATGGAGCAAGATTTAAGTATAGTAAGTTCTTATCTGTTATTGATGACAGTAGTGAAGCAGTTACATCTAATATTACAACCGTTCAGATGAGAAGAGACCTTCGTGTTGCTCTTAATTCGTTTGCAGAATACCAAATTGGGTTCGGAAATGAGTTTTATATTAAGAGTATGAATGGTTATAACATTAAATCATCTGCATTTAAGACAACTGACTCTACAGACGACGTTTATCTCTCTGATATTCCAAATACAAATAGAGAAACAGGTTCTTTATTCCTCTTTACCTTACCTGATGCTGGATCTACTAACCCTACCATAATTAAGCGTAATGTTGGTAATATAAATTATAAAAAGGGCATAATAACGATTAACCCTATCAATATTATAAGTGGTAAAATAAAAGATGGGCAAACGATTGTTGAATTGTCTGCTTGCCCTAAATCCAATGACGTGATTGGATTACAGGATCTTTATTTGCAACTAGATATTAGTAATAGCACCTTTGATACTGTTGTTGATGAAATTGCTTCTGGATTAGACCCTGCAGCATCTAATTATGTCGTAACCTCTAGCTACCATAACGGGAACTTAGTAAGATCATAAAATGTCAGAAAAAAGAATCCAATTCAGTAACATAGTACAGAATCAACTTCCTGTGTATACACGGGATGAGTTTCCGTTAGTATCGGACTTTCTGAAATCATACTATGAAGGACAGGAATACCAAGGTGGACCTATTGATCTGGCACAAAATATAGATGAATATGTTAAAGTTGATAATATAACCAATCTTACTGGTCAAGTTGGATTAAAAACTGATATAACACTAAATGATGAGACTATTGAAGTTGATATGGTCAACTATCCTGCAGGAACGGATGGTTTTCCAAAGTCTTATGGATTGATTAAAATTGACAATGAGATTATTACATATACTGGAATTACAACGACTGCATTTACTGGTTGTATCAGAGGATTTTGTGGAATAACCTCTTATAAAGCAGAAACCAAGCCAGATGTATTAGTATTCAATTCAAGCACCTCTGAGGGGCATATAGCGGGGTCTAAGGTAGAGAATTTAAGTTCCTTGTTCCTCAATGAGTTTCTATTAAAAACTAAAAATCAGTTATTGCCTGGTTTAGAGAATAGAAGTCTTTCATCTAACTTAAATCAGAACCTTTTCATTAAACAAGCAAAAGATTTTTATTTAAGTAAGGGAACTGATAGATCTTTTGAAATTCTGTTCAAAGCACTCTATGAGGAAGATGTAAGAATCGTAAAACCAAGAGATTATCTCTTTACACCTTCTAATGCTAATTATAGAATTACAAATGATCTTGTAGTTGAAGCAGTTGAGGGAGATCCTACTGAATTAGAGAATTCTACATTATTTCAAGACAAATATGAAGATATTACAGAAAGAGCATATGCTCCAGTTACTAAAGTAGAACCAATTAATGTTGGTGCTGGAAAAACCTTTTATAAATTAAGTTTTGATGCTGGTTATAATAGAGATGTTAGAGTAGATGGTTCAATATACGGAACATTTGTCGTTCATGACAAAACAAGAGTTATAGGTGGAGTTTCTGCTGGATCTACTTCTTTTGATGTAGATTCAACTGTTGGATTCCCAGATTCTGGAGAATTGACGGTTGAATATTCTGATGCTTCTTCTGGAATTGTTAGTTATACCTCAAAATCAATAAATCAGTTCTTTGGGTGTTCTAATGTAACTGGTGATATTCCAGATGCAACAAATGTTGGAATTAATACCTATACATATGGATATTCTAATGTAGATCCTACAGAACTTGTTAAAGTAAATATTACTTCAGTTTTAAACAGTCTTAATTATCCAGATAATACTAATAATTTCTCTGTAAATGAAACTGCGAAAATTAAGACTTTAGGTGATAATGATACTAGTTTTAAAGGAAAAAATTGGTTTTATAATATTGCTCCTGTTTTTGAAGTTAAAGAATTAGAGGTAATTGATCCAAGTGATAATACATACTTGGTTCATTTCTATGTGGATCATTCTTTTAGGATTGGTGATAAAGCAGATTTAATTGATAATGCAGGTGGTGTAAAACCAACGTCTACTATTATTGATATTGATGGTGCAAGGAAAATTACGATTAAGGGTCAAGGATTACTTGATTTAACTTACAAATTTACGATTAGACGTAATATATTAAAAACTCAATCAACTACATTCCCCGAAGCATCATTATATTCAACTAATGTTCAGAATGTATACACAAGTGGTGGAAAATATCTTGTTGCTTCATCATCAATTCCCACATATAGTTCACAACCATTAAATTTAGATTCTCAAACGATTACTTTCTCTGGTACTTTTGTTGGTGAAGAAATCCAGTTAGTAACAAGTGGAGATCATGGTTTCTATACGGGTGATGCTGTTTATTACTATCCTCAAAGAGTTTCTGAAGAATATTATGATGCAGGGGTATTGTCTAGTAGAGAAATAATCAAATCTTCTTTATTTACAGATGATTTGGGTGTAATAGATGCAAATGATACTGCTAAAAATGAAGGTCTTTATTTTGTAAAGAGAGTTAATAGTTTAATCGTTAAATTAGCAAAAAGTAGAACTAATTTATCAAATTCTAGTTTTGTTAAATTAAATAATGCTGTTACTGTTCAGGATAATAAATTAACACCTCATAAATTTAAGAAAAAGTCATTACAGGCACAAAATATCTTTAGAGAGATTGATTTGCCTTCTAATGATGGTAATTATTATAAAACAACTCCTGGATTTACTGGTATTTTAATTAATGGAGTTGAAGTATTAAATTATAAGTCACACGATTCTATTCATTACGGAAAAATCAATTCTATAGAAGTTATTTCTGGTGGAACTGATTATGACGTATTAAATCCTCCTCTTTTGAATATTACTGATAATGTAGGAGTAGGAGCAACTGGTAGTGTTGCTGTTACTGGATCGTTAAAGGAAATTAGAATTGTTGATCCTGGATTTGATTATGTTGAGACCCCAGAGATTAATATTTCAGGTGGAAATGGAAATAATGCAAGAGCATCTGTAAATACTAAATTAATTACTCATAAAGTTAATTTTGATGCCCTAGCAGGTGGTGGTGTTGATACTACAAGTAATAGTATTGGATTTAGCACTTTCCATAAATTTAGAAATGCAGAAAGAGTAATTTACAAATCTAATGGACAAAAAGCTGTT